GGCGCTCAAGTTAGCTTGGCCAAGGGCCCTAAGTACATCAAGGCGTTGCGACGCAGGCACTTTTTTCATCAATGTTTGAAAATTATCAGCAGACTGAAAACCCTTCTCAAGTTCTTTCAACACGTTTGCGCTCATCTTGTCTTTTAAGATGTCCAACATTTGATTTGTCACGGTTACTTTGACATCTAAAAAGCTGGGTAAACGAAACTTGGACTGGTTAGCCTCCAAAATTATCTTCATGGCGTCCGCGCCCGCTTGAGTCTGGCGCACAACTTCAGCGTTGCGCTTCAATTCTGACTCAACACCTTTGACAACACCCATTTGCTGAGGCGTCAATACTTGGCTCAAGTCATCATATCTTGCCGCGCCCGTAGATTTTTTAAGCAACGCGTTTTCGCCGCGCCCCAGCGCAGTCATAAACGGCCCTGCGCGCTCGCCAGCGCCAAGAGGTTGGGTAAGCACGTCTTGCATTGCACCCAAGACTTTGGCTTGATTAACTGGCGGCGATGCGGCGGCAAATACCTGTTGCGCTTGTTGGTAGCCAGGCAACGCTTGTTCAATCGTGCTCTTGACGTTGGTCAAATTCTTGACAATAAACTTATTGTCTTTGTTGGCGATTAAGTCTTTCAAGTTGTCCAACACTGAAGACACTTGTTGCGCGTCTGTGCTGGCTTCTAAGCCAGCTTTAACTTGATTCAGCGCGGACACCAGTTTGGCGTTACCTGGGTTTGCGGCAAGCAAACCGTCAATCTGTTGCGTCAAAGGCAGCACATTGACAGCGGTGGTGGGTTGAGTAGCGGCGGTGTACAGCGGGCCGCTTACGTTGCTACGCATGGCTTCAGCAGATCGCAAATTAGGCGTGGCTCCTTGTAGACGGGCCATGCGATCAGCTTCTTGCGCCTGTTGGATGGACAACGCGCGCCCAGGAGCGGTCTTAGATTCAACGGTTTGGCCAAGGTATTGAACTTGAGGTGATGTCACATCGGCCAACGCTTGGCGAACAGTCATGCCAGACGGCGCATTAGCCAACGCATTTTGAGCCGCCGCCAAATTTTGAGGTACTCGACCTTCTTCGGTCAACGCGTTACGCACAATATTACCCGCACGTGTTGCGGCGCGCTCGCCAGTGATTGCGTCAATTACGTTGCCTGTGCCTTTTGCGCCCAACGCCAGCCCATAGTTAGCCGCCGCAGTAACAGGTGCCAAAGGGTTGGTGTACTTACCTGCCGCGCCCATCACTTTTGACAATGCGGGCGCTGCGCGAGATGTTGCTGACGCGCCGCCCGTAAACAGCGTAGACAGGTCAGCCGCTGCGCCCACAGGGTCGGTTGCCAAAGTGTTTTTCAACGCTTCAACGCTACCGTAACGATCTTTGTACAAACCGCCAACAGCATTTGCCGCGTCAACTGCACGTTTGGCGGCTTCGGGTTTGTTGTCGATTTGGTTGACCAGGTCAACAAGCTCTTTGGGAAGCATATTCTGCAATGCGCCAGCGCCCACGTCTAACACGCCCGATACGGTTTGTACGGGGTTTGTAATGGCGGTCACCAAGCCTTTGTAAAAACTTGTCGCGCTAGGGCCAATATTGGCCAACGCTTCGCCGGGCACATCGGAAAATGACCGACGTTGTTTGGGCATGCCGCTGGTTTCGATTTCAAAACCTGGCGGCAGCTTCATACCCACAGGCGGCTTTGCCACGGGCGCAGCTTGCTCAAGTTCAAATCCTGGTGGTAAAGCCATTATTTACCCCCTACTGGTGTCCAATTAACGCCGCCATCAACAGACTGTCTGCGCTCGCCTGTTTTTGGGTTTCTTGCAAACATTACATTAGGTGATAGTGGCGGTACTTTGATTGGCTCAGTAGAAAGGCCTGTCCCTTCAGTCGCCGTTTTAGGCAACTGCTTGGCGCGTTTGTTCCATGATTCTGCACTGCGCGTAGCTGCTTGATGCTGGAGTCTGGCCAGTTCTGTAAGCGTCTGCGGCGTATATGTAATTGTGCCGCCTGCGATACCTTGCAAGAATCTAAGATCTTTGTCCGTAAAGCCTTGTCCTGTACCTAAGCCTGCGCTTTTAATCGCGTCCAAAGTACTTTGACCTGTTGCGGCAATAAGGGATTCAGTGTTGGCAATTTTTTCATCATTGCTCGCACCGGCCACATTCAAAGCGCGCGCAATGTTCAACTTGACATCTGCGACAGGGCCTGTGAATAAATTGCCTTGTTTTACCAAATCAATAATTCGGTTGGCACTTTCAGCCAACTGAGGCGCTTTTTCAGCGGTGGTCATTTTTGCAATGTCAGTGTCCGCCATTTTTCCAGCAAACTGCTCACCGTATTTTTTCTCGGTGCTCATGGTGATGTTTGACGCGCCAGCTTTGGCAATTTCTTTCTTTTGCGCCGCTACAGCATCAGGCAACGGGACGTCAGCGTAAGTACCGACAGTTGTGGGTTTGCCACCAAGGCCAGGGATTTGAACCACTTGCCTCTGACCACTTTGGTCAATCACTTGCGTAGTTGGCTTGTTCATCTCGATGAACTTTTCAGTACCAAGTCTGGATTGATTCAACAGTTGTGCAAAAGCTTCAGGGCCTTTAGCAATCGCTGCTTGAATTTGAGCGCGTGATTGATCTGCGGTTATGCCTCGCGCCAACAACGCGGGGCCGACAATAGGGTCTGCGTGGTTGGCTTCGTGCCAAGCAATGTATTGTGCTGGCGCGTTTGGGTTCATTGGGTCAATAGTGTCTAAAAACCCGCGAGCCTGTTTCAACTTAGCGTCAAGCAATTCAGCTCGCGTCTTTTCAGATAAAAGTCTTTCCTTTTCCATTTCGGCGAGATTTTTTTCAATCCCAGGCAACTTGGAGCCGTAGCCGCCAGCGGACAAACTTCCACGCAATTTGTTGACGTCAATCTTGCCTGTAGCTGGATCGTAGGCTTGTTGATACGCGGTATTCAGCGCGTTGACAGATTCTTGCTCACGCTCCGCCGCCGACAACTGAAGTTTGGCCAAGGAGTTTTGATTGCGCGCATTTTGGATTTGAGCAATCTGGCTGTACTGAGCCATAGGATTCTCAAGCTGAACTGGCCGAATCCCAAGTGCAATGTTTGTATCAAGTGTTGCCATGATTTACCCTAACAGTCTGAGAAGCTGTTGATTTTGATAGTAATTTGTGCCCATGCCTATCGCACTGTTCAAAGCATTTGCTTGGCCAATGTATCCAGATGCCCGAGCGTTCGCGCCGCCAATCAATGCGTTTGTTGCGTTTGTGCCGTAGTTACCGAGCGCCGCGTTTGATGCGTTGGCGTAGTTTTGCCCTGTTGCAGTCAAATTGCCTGCGTAGTTTTGCCCTGCTGCGGTTGCGCTGTTGGCGTAGTTTTGACCCACTTGGTTAAGTTGACCTGAAGTGGCTTGGCCAACACCGGCCATACCTGCCAAACGGTTGTAGCCAGTGTCCGAACGGGCCACATCAGCGTTGTAGCCGGTCAGCGCCCTGTTGTACGCGTTTGTGTACTCTTGGCTACCCATCTCTTGGCCAAACCGTTGCAACGCTTTGCCAGTGCCGCCGGACAACAAGCCGCCGCGAGCAGCCGCCGAACGCTCCAACGCTTTCAACCCCTCGTTCAAACGAAACGCGTAGCCTGGGTCAGCTTGAAACTTCTCCGCCGTAAAAGAAAACTTTTCTGGTTGGGCAAACTCACCAGCTTGCATTCTGGTCAGCGCGTTTGTGCCCGCAGTAAGCCATGGTTGAGCACGTGCTACTTGTTCGGCGTATTGTTGCTTTTGCAACGCCATAGAGTCAGCAAACTGCTGCTTTTGAACCGCTGTTGACGTGTCAAACTGTTCTTTTTGCAACGCAAGTTGTTTGTCCGCAATATCTTTAGAGATCGCGCCGGATTGAACCGCTGCTGCGGTTTGCGTGTTCGCTGCTTTAGACGCCGCGTTAGAACTGATAATTGAGCTGCCTACAAGCGCGCCTGCTACCCAAAAAGTCATGGTAACTCCTTAACTTTTAATTGATTACCGAGACTGTACATGCTGTTGGGTTCTTCTTCAACCAATTCCACTTCAGCGTCTTCCACAGTCGTTGAATCTGTACGGTGAAACGTCATGCACAAGGCATCAGTCTCAGCGTAAACAGCCCGTTTGGTGCCTGGTTTGCTGCACAACAAGTGCGGGCCAGTCACAACTTGAACGCCGTCATCAGTGGTGATTGCCACCGTGCCAGACACGATCAAATAAAAATGTTCTTTCTTGTGGACTTTGCCCACCACCAACACGCCAGCGTGGCGAAACACTTTGCGGCAATACATGCCCGCATGAAACACATGTTCAGTTTCAGGCTCATACGGCACAAACTCCATCAGCGCGTCTTGCAACGCTTGAACTTTTTCCCGCATCAAGTCGGGCGTTATGACGTCGTTCACGAGATCTCCCGACCGCTCACGCGGATGTTGATGGCGCTGGCTGTTCCGGCGATTGTAGAAATGAAACTGCCAGGCGACAAGATCTGGCCAACAAGTTCAGGGAATGTGTACACCTCAGACGCGGCCAAGGTTTTCTGCTTGGTGATTAGATTTCGGTCGGCAGCTGTGTCGGTGTAGGTCACCAAGTTCACGTTGATGGTTGCAGATGATCCGCTGATGTTGGTCGCGGTGAACTTGTCAATGATGGTCGTGACGTTGACGGCAGTGTACTGAGTGGTCTGCGTGGCCTCAGCAAATTTGGCAGGTACAAGGTTTTTTGCCGTTACGGTCATGGTCTTTCCTTAAACAACGACCCAAGTGGAGCCGGAAGAAACGGTCACCGAAATACCGCTGTTTACAGTCACAGGGCCAGCAGACAAACCATTGTTTGCAGTGGCGATAGTATAGCTTGTAGCCACCGTATTGGCGTTGATTTGTATGCCGTTGCTGGAAACATGCGCCAAGGCGGTCAATTCGCCCGTGGACGGCTTGTATAGGTAGTTGGCGTTGCTGGTGTAGATCGTGGTCGGTGTGCCGGTCGTTGCCGCTGCAAACAGCGGGTACAGGTTGGACGCCGTGGCCGTGTCGTTGCTGATTGACGCGCCTGACACGACTGTTGCCCATGTGCCGTCGCCCCGCCAGTAGGTCGAGGACGTGGCTCCAGTGCCGCTGTTCAGGTTGGTGACGGGCAGGTTGCCGGTGACTTGGGTGGCCAAGCTCACGTTGCTGAGTGTGCCGCCCAAGGTGATCGTGCCTGAGCTGGTGATTGGGCCACCGGTCAGGGTGATGCCGTTGACCGAGCCGCTGGTGGCCACGCTGGTAACCGTGCCGCCAGGGTTGCTTGAATTGATTGTTTGGTTTGGCCAACTGCCTGTGATGGTGACGTTGGTGCCCGCCACCAGCGCGGGTGTGGTTGTACCTGTGCCACCATTGACGACCGCCACAATGCCCGTCACGTTGGACGCGGTGCCGGTGGTGTTTTGGTTAAGCGTGGGCACGTCCGCCGCCACGATGGCGCGGAAAGTCGGCGCGCCTGCTGAGCCGTTGGGCGCGGCGAAGAAATAGTTGGCCGTCTGGCTGGCCAAGGTGGCCGTCAAAGTGCCAGTGGTGGTGACCGGCGAGCCCGACACCGTGAAAATACTAGGTAGGGATAACCCTACGGATGTGACCGAACCGTCGCCCGTACCAGCGCCAATTGCTGTGCGGAATGTGGCCGCATCAAGCGTTGACACACTGTTATCAGCGTTTACCCTTAGAAACGTAACTGCGCTGGGGTTGGTCAGCGTGAACAGGTTGCTGCCGACGGTCGTACCGCCAAGCGATGTACGGCCAGTCGCCGCCACCAAGTTGGTCGAGCCGCCATCCCATTGCAAACGCTCAGAATAGGCCGTGTCCCAGTTGGTCTGGCTGCTGGTCGTAGGGATTGAGTAGCCAGCGGTAAAAGTCACCGCCAACGTGCCAGATGTTGTGATGGGGTTGCCCGACACCGACAGGCCGGTGGGCACTGTCATGTCTACCGACGTAACCGAACCGCCACCAGTGCCCGCACCAATAGCTGTGCGGAAGGTAGCCGCATCCAAAGCGCTGATGGTGTTGTCGGCGTTGAACCGTGGGAATGTGACCGCGCTGGGGTTGGTCAGCGTGAACATGTTGCCACCAATGGTGGTGGCCCCCAAAGACGTGCGGCCTGTGGCCGCTACCAGATTGGTTGCGCCGCCGTCCCATTGCAGCCGTTCAGAGTAGGCCGTATCCCATTGGGTTTGCTTGGCCGTGGTGGGGATGGAGTAGCCCGCCGTGAATGACACCGCCAAAGTGCCCGCAGATGTGATGGGCGAGCCGGTAACAGTCAGGCCGGTGGGCACAGTCATGGCCACCGACGTCACCGTGCCAAAGTAATCTTCGCCCGCGCCAGTTGGTGGGCCAATTTGCAACTCGTCCAACGAGGTCGTGTTGCTACCGCCGCCCGTCAAGTTGAACAAGTTCAAGAAGAACCGATACCACTCACGCGACATCAAGCCTGTCCTGGGGTCGATGAAATCGACCCGCGAGGAAGGTATGTTCGTTATATTAAGTTGTTCAGGCATTGGTCGGGCTCAGAATTAACTCAGCACCGACAATGGCAATCTTCACTGGGTCAGTGCCGGACACCTCGTAAACCCTATCCCGTAACTTCAACGTCATGCCAAGACGACGCCAGAACACGCGGTGAAAGTATTGGCCAATTTTGCCCAAGGGTGCCCAATGCTCGTTTGACCATGTGTGACCGCCGTCATCCGACCAGCGCAACATGACTTGAGGGTCAGAGCCTTGGCCGCTATTCAAACCCACGCCTGACTGGCAATCCAACTGCAAGCTGTGGTGTGCGGTACGTTTAAGGTCATTCTGGCCGGTGGGCAGGGCGCGCCATGAGCGCAGCCATTTTTGAATGCCGCCGTTGTCGGCAAACACGTCAAGGTTAAAACGGTAAATGTTGCCGTTTTCATAGTCGCCCACAACAATGTTGCCGCCAAAGTTGCACTGGCAGTTGGAACGGTGGCGCATAAATGCGCCGTTGTCCCAGCCTGCGCGCTCATGCCATGCGCCTGTGGCCACGTCGTACACCCATGTGGCGTTGCCGGTGGGGAACGTCAGCACGTAGAACGCATGGCCCTCTTGCTGGTACGTGTAGGCAATAGCGTCGGCCAAATTGCCGTACTGGGCGATGGCATACTCGACCGCGTGGGTAGAAACCCTTGTGCCGGTGTAGCCGT